GTAATAGAACAGCGTTGGTCTTGAACATACTGAATCCCTTGATTTATACTTCCTTGTCCTTTATTAGCTGGGAGTATATAAATACCATAGCTTTTAATCTCGTCTATACTCTTTGGCTCAGCACTATCTGCTATAACAAGAGCGTGAGGAACATTCAAGAGTATATCTGAAATCTGTTTATTACTTAGTCCTTTTTGAAATGTTATCTCGTCAAAGATAAATCCTCCGTTATATTTATAAATTGCGACAATAGCAGTTGGGTCGTTACTATACCCAAAGTCCATACCATATCTTTCAAGTCTCGCTTCGTGAGGTATTTCGTCAATCACATCCCAGTCTTTATAAATCTTACCTTCTACTTCACCAAGTTGTCCCTCTCCATATACTTTCCACCATTGTTTATTTCCTTTTCTTTGCTCAATTGCCTTGACTATTTCAGGGCTAAGAGCTTCGTTATCTTTGTATGTTAAAGTGATGAAATCTACATCATCACGCTTATCTTTTATGTCAGTATAAAACCAGAACTCATTAGTTGGATTCCAGTCTAAAAATACAAACTCTTTTGTTCGGACTTCTAACTGGTCAAAAGCGTCTTTAGTGACATTATTTGCTTCGTTTATAAAAAGTCTATCACGACGAGCACCTCATAACTTATCCCCATTATCACTTGAAAAGAATTCTATTTGACTACCAGTCTCAAAAGTATAAATCATATCAGTTGCGTTCCACAAACTATCTTTCCAGTAATGATGTTCTTGCATTATGTTCTTGAAGTCTCTAATAGCACCTCTTTTTAAGTGAGGAATACTCTCTGAGACAATGCTAGTTAGAGTTTTCTTCTGGTCGCTCTGGGATAAGTGTATCAAGTAAAGGAGAATCGATATTGTCTTTGATGCTGATGTCCCCCCTGCTATCGCTCTTATTCTCTTCTTCATCTTCATTATCTTGGTTGTGGCTGTTGTCATTTGAAACATAGAGTATTGGTGTAGGAAGTTCTTTACCATTTAATCCACCTAGTTCAGTTCTTTTAGAGTAATGTTGTTTTCCAAGTGTCTCTCTTATAAATTCAGCTTCTTTTTGTTTTATCTTTAAAAGCTCTTTATCTAATTTCCCATTTTCATCTACTACTGGTAAAGTTTGTATAGTATCAGAAGTTATATCAGCAAGAAGCAGTTTTCTATCTCTCTTCCAACCTTCTATTTTATCAGCTAGGTTTAGATAATTCTCACTACTCCAATTATATAAAGTGCTTTCATTTAATTCGCTTTGTTTAGCAATATCTCTAAGAGTTAGTCCATCTAAAATACCCTGTTTTATTTTTCTAAACAGTTCATCAGTTAAAAGTGTATCTCTACCTACTTCTCCCATATTTATTTCATTAAGTCTTTATCATCTGGGCTTATACCAGATGCTTGTAATATTTCTTCAAAACTATTCTTTATTTGGTTTTGTATTTTTAGTCCCCTCAATAGTTTCAGTCTTCTCTTTGTCTCCTTTGTCTTCTGTCTTTCTTTTATCAAGTTCTCCACTAATGACTTGTAAATTATATTGAGCTTGTTGAATAGCTTCATATACATCACATTATTATGATATGCTTATAAGTTTTTCTAAATAGTGTTGGGCTTTTAATAAATCTAATTTACGATTGTCTTTTCTTCTAAGTAAATATTTCAATATGTTTCCTTCAAAAAAATTGAGTTCATACTCCAGAATAATGTCCCACACTTGAATCTTATGCTTAGAGTAATGATTTCCGTTCACCTGCCTATTTTTTAACTTTCCTACTTTCATATTGCTTTTTAGTTTCTTTCTTATAGTTCCTTTTATCTAAAATAGATACACAAGACTTACAAATAGAACCTTGTTCAAATAAAGGGATAGACTTCTTACATCTAAGACAAGCCTTCCAACCTATTTCTTGTATTATTACCATAATTCAAAATCTTTAGGTGAAGGGATAGTTAGGCTTTTATTGCCCACTAAATAGAATGATGGCTTCACCTTTGCGATTTTTGCTGTATGAGAGACAAAAAATTCGCTCTAAATCCCATCCCCTAAAAACTTTGATTAACTAATTTGACTCTTAGGTTTTCTATCTTTTTATTCAAGTCAATTATTTTATAAAGTAGTCCAGAATGTCCAAAGCCATCTACTTCCTTCCAACGACCATTTTTAACTACTAACTCGCCGTTGTGATAGGTAGTAAAGTTATCTAATTCTTTCAAAAAGATTTCTCTTTGATTATCATAGATTTCAATTTGAGCTATTGTTGAGGGCATAAACAAAAACTAACACATTTAGAGTGTCATTAACATTTTTTTCCACCTTTTTTTCTACCCATATAATACAAGCAATATGAGAGATAAATTCCCTACCTATATACAGTATAGACTACTTAAAATAACTACGCAAGTGTGCTAAGATTAGCCAAAATATAGCATTGTTAAAAAGTTATCCACAGTTTGATGTTTGACTATTATCTTACCTGTGATATACTATATTCAGACAAGCAGAGATAACTTCAATAAGCCCTGTCAACACTTCACAACGCTAGAGTGGGTTATAATCTAGAAACCAACCTGCCGAGATAATTACTCACTCTAAGCGTGCAGAAGTTCTAAATAAATAATTAAATTATATGAACTCAAGAAACTATGGTCGTCTTAAAAAAACTATTGAAAGAGACCAAGAACCAAGTAGCTATTTCGCTTATGAATATGGAAATATTATACTCGCAGTTATACTAATATGTCTTATTGGAGTTTTATACTTATCCCATATTATCAAACAAGACGCTGAATTAAATTGGCAACAAGTAGAAAGAACAGAGAACTATAAGGTTGAACAGATAGCATTTGATAGAATGATTATTAACTCAAAAAAATAACTCCTCTAGAACCTAAATTAGTAGAGGAAATTGAGATAACAACCACAGCTTACTCTGAATTAGATAGTTGCCATTATGAGAATTGTATAATGGCGTCAGGTAAAAGAGCCTATATTGGTGCTGTAGCTTGTCCTCGTGATTGGAAACTAGGAACTAAGGTAATGATAGATGGAGTTGAATATACTTGTGAGGATAGATATAACAAGGATTTGAGTGATAGAATAGATATTTTTCAAGGCTACGGTATACAGTCCCACGAGGTAGCTGTAAACTATGGAAAACAGGTTAAATTAGTTTATATAATTAAATAATATGAGCATAGAACATTGCGAAAAATGTAATCAAAATATAGACACAGATTTTAACGCAGAACATTTTGCTGATGAAGTAGGTGGTTGTGAAACTACTTTTGAATGTTCAATGTCCCCAGAATGTCCTTGCGAGGATTGCCAGAAAGAGAATGTAGTAATGGATAGATAAGTTATTAACACTTGACAAATAATTTAAAATAGATTATAATATATTTACTCGATAAATAACTCATATGGAAAACCTAATTAAAATAATAGACCAGACTAGAAACGCCACCAAAAGTGGCAGGGCAGGAGTGCCTTTCGATGTTTCTAGCCTGGTTTTTTAGTTGAATTATATGAAAGAAGTATATTACTTTCAACACGACTACAACCCCACTAGCGACCCGAAGATAGTATGTTTATTGGGTGAATATGGTGGTCTTGGCTATGGTGTTTATTGGCGAATAGTTGAGATGCTACACCAAGAAAATGAACATAAACTACCACTGAAACAGTATATTTATGTAGCAATTGCTAAGCAAATGCTAACAGATGCTAAGCAAATTGAAGCAATTATTAAAAATTGCGTTGAGGTCTTTGAATTATTACAATGTGATGATAGTTTTTTCTGGTCTAATAGAGTATTACGAAACATAGATAAGCGAGAAGAAATATCTAAAATAAGGTCTGAAGCAGGTAAAAAAGGTGCTAAAGTAAAGTATGATGTAGCAATTGCTAAGCAAATGCTAACAGATGCTAAGCAAAATCTAGCAAAGGAAAGTAAAGTAAAGGAAAGTAAAGTAAATAATATAATAGACATTGAGTTAGCAACACTTCTAAGAGATAAGATAAAAGATAACTTACCAACCTTCAAAGAACCAAACATTGATAGTTGGGCTAAAGAGATTGAGAAGATGAGACGAATAGATAAAAGAACAGAAGAACAGATTAGATACCTAATTGAGTGGTGTCAACAAGACTCGTTCTGGCAGGGCAATATTCTAAGCACTAAAAAGCTACGAGAAAAGTTTGATACTTTGGTAGCACAAGTAAAAAGAGCTAAAACTAATTCAAAAGGAATAACCATAATTTAATATGAAAATGTATATCGTAAAAATGATGTCAAAAGATAAAATTGACATTACAGAAGAAGAATATCAAAAGATTATTGCTTCAAAAGCTAGTGGTTTAATCTTTATTGAAAGACTAAAAGGTTCAATAAACCTAAACTCAGTTGAAAGTATTTTACCTGAAGAACTTATAACAGGAGAAATGACAGAAGGATATTTACACGACGGAACTCGTGTCGTTAAACAGTTTGGAATTTGGGTTGACGCTAGTAATTCAGATGTAAAACTTGATAGAAGTTATTACCCAGAATTAGCAGAAGATAGGATATTCTCAAAAAAAGAGATGGAAAAAATAAAAGGAATTAAAAGACAAGATTTAATCTATTATTTATACTCTGGAAAATTACCAGAAGAAAATAAATTACTTGATAATAATAAATAATATGAAACCAGACAAAATAATACAAGGAATGAACTTCTATAACTGTGATTGTATGGAGTTTATGAAAGGAATCCCAGACAAATACTACGAGCTGGCGATTATCGACCCGCCATATGGGATAGGGTTCGATGGGAATACAACCGTAAAAGGCAAAAGCGGAAAAGCATCAACATTTACAGATAAGCAACACCATATCAAAAAAGAATGGGATGTGAGCAGACCGACCGATGAATATTTCGCAGAACTACAAAGGGTAAGCAAAAATCAAATCATATGGGGTGGAAATTATTTTGCTGACTTGCTACCACCGCAAAAAGGGTGGATATTTTGGGACAAAAAGATAACCAATGCGAACAACACAAATTTTTCAGATGGCGAACTTGCATGGACTTCTTTTAATTGTATATTAAGGCGGTTTACCTATGATTGGATAGGCTTTGGATACTTAAACAACCCGCAACGGGAAAAGAAAATCCACCCCACGCAAAAACCAGTCGCCCTCTACAAATGGCTACTTAAAAACTACGCTAAAGAAGGTGATAAGATACTTGATACGCACGGCGGAAGTATGAGCATTGCCATAGCCTGCCACTATATGGGTTTTCAACTAGACCTATGTGAGTTAGACAAGGAATACTTTGACGCTGGAATAGAGAGAGTAGAAAATCAAACAAGACAAATAACCTTAATATAACTATATGTCCCTACCAATATCAGAAGCACAAATCAAACACATTATAGGAAAGAACATTTCAACCTTTGGAAACAACACCCTATTCTTAATAGAGTTTTATGAGACAGTTTGTCAATCTCGTAAAATAGAAGTCTGTTGGGAAAATATAAAGAAGATTATGCTTGAAGATTATTTACCTGAGAGTGTAATGAGAAAAAGACGAGAGTTTGTGGAAAGTTCAGATGAACAGCGTGATAAAGAAGTTGAGTATCACGAAACATACAGCCCTAATAATCCAAGTAAAGGATAATAATATGAAACCAAAAACCTTTATCCATAACATAGAAGTATCTTTACACGAAGTCTTAAACGACTATACAAATTGGCTAGAACAAAAAGGTTATATTGACACTGACGCAACTTGTGAAGAACCAAAAGCAGTTGATGAATACTTAAAAGAAAATCTATGAAACTCTGTAAAAAATGTAGTAAAGAAACTTATGCTAACTCCACTCTTTGTTATGACCATCTCTTCCTAAAAAAGAAAGAGCAACAAGAAGCCTATAATAAAAAGGCTATTGCTAAAATGAAACTAAAAGCTAAAGAGCCAAAGAAATCTAAAAAGAAAAAAGAACCAACAGAACTTCAAAAGATTGAAAAACTTAGAAAGAAATGTGTTGCTTTGGCAAAACAAATAAACAAAGAATTAAATAAATATAAATGTGAGTATTGCGGAATAGGTAAACCACAAAGAATGGTTCACTCTCATCATATTTTTAGTGAAGGTCTTAACAAGTCAATGAGTTCTGATGTAGATAATTTAATATGCTTATGCTGGTTACACCATTTAGGAGGTTTACATAGTGTTTCAGCAAATATGTTTAGTTTTCACGGACATCCTGCAGATGCTATGGCGTGGTTTCAAGAAAAATTCCCTGAAAAATACCAAATACTACTTCAAAGGTCAAAACAAATAAAAAAAACAGATAGAATATTCTGGGAAAATAAAATGGTAGAATTAAAAGATTTAATAAATAAGTATGAAAAACTTTAGATTTTATATACCATTACCATTTACAAAAAGAAAAATAAAATGTTCGCCTTATAAAAAAATAAGAAAGTTTATTATGTTTGAACATTTTTGGTGGGGTAAAAATATTCAATTAGTTTTATCAACTAATGATTGGCAACCAGAAGGCTTTACAACTATTAAGTTTTTATATAAAAATTATGAAAGAAAAAAGATACATAGTTAGAAAATATGTAATGGCAAAATCTTGTCAGGAGGCTTTAAGAAAAGAAAAGAAAGTTAGACCAGATGATTGTTGGGTAGATGAAGATTGGAAAAAAGATAATGAAGACGAGTTAGTTAGTGCTATCGGTTTTACTGTTAATAATTATGATGATGATTTATGCGAGTAATTCTATATAACTTAAAGTGTTGGTGGTGGAAAATGGTTGAAAGGTATAATGAGAGGGGGCAATAGCAGATTATTAGCCCCGTATAGCCCTCTAAAATCACTTCTAAGCCACTTTATAGGCTTGTATGCCACTTTATCTGTTTGACACTTTTTACATCAAAATAAAGGCTTATAATCTAACTTACCACACCTGTGGATAAATGGAGAAATAATGGCTTGACAATCTCCACAGGTATGATATAATACTTATGTTAAATCATTAAGTTAAAAAATATGGACTACTCAAACGAGTATAATAATCTACCAGTCAATGAGGACTTACACTCACAAGCTGGACTAACAGATGTGGGGTTAGACGAAGATGGAAATGTAGAGTGGATAGGAACACAAAAGCAGTGGAAAGAATATGAAAGATTATCTAATTTAGAAGAATAATTATATGAATGAAGAACAACTAATTAAAGATGCACAATATCGTAAAGGATTATCAATAGCATTCTTTAATGCAACAAATAATGCAACACAAATAATGGAACTAAAAGATACTTCAAATTTAACAGAAGAGCAAATTCAAAAACAAATTCAATTTTGGAGAGATTGGTTACTTGAAGAACATAAAAAATATTATTCTGAGGTCATAGCAAATATTGGTAAAAAATATGATGCAAAAGAAACAATTGAAAAACTAAAAACTACAAAAAGTTTAGATGAATTAAAAAGTGTTTGGATTAGTTTGAGTGAGGATGAAAGAAGAGATGGAGAAATTATAGAAGCAACTAATAAACTAAAGAAACAATATGAAGAAGTATAATGTGGAACAAAGGAGTCCTGAATGGGAACAACTTCGTAAAACTCATTTAACAGGAACAGCCTTGAAAGGAATTATGGGAACTCCAAGAGCAAGACAAGAAGCTATTTATGAAGTTATTTATAATCGTTTAAGAGTTGGAACTGATAGTGATGAAGATGAATATGAAAATCCAATGCAAAGAGGAACACGACTTGAACCAGAAGCTATTGCAGCATTTGAGTTTGAAACTGGAATGAAAGTAGAACAAATTGGATTATGTGAAGATGATGAAAATCCAGCAATAGGTCAAAGTCCAGATGGTTATATTACTGATACAGACGATACTGAAGCTATAGAGGTAAAAAGTATGGGTAAAAATCATATTAAACTCTGGCTTACAAATGAAGTTCCTGATGAGTATGAGTGGCAAGTTGTTCAATATTTTGTTGTTAATCCTAAACTAAAGAAACTTTACTTTGTAGGATATAATCCACAAATTCCAATTCATCCAATTCATATAATTGAAGTTGAACGAGATGAAGAAAAAGTAAAACTAGCAAGAGAAAAACAAACAATATTTTTACAAGAGGTAGATGCAATTCTATCCAATATAATAAAACTATGAAACTAAGTATAAAAAAAGGGGGAGGAGTTCCTTATGCTCGTAAAGAAGATTATGAGTATGATGGAATAAAATATGAAGCAGATTTAAAGACTAATGATATTGTTAAAATCTTGGATAGTGGTAAAGTAGAACAAGGAAACTTTGGAGAACAAACAGTATTTAAGATTAAAACAAGAAATGGTGATAAAAAATTATCATTTAATCAAAATACAATTAATGTATTAGTTCAAGAGTTTGGCGATGATACAGAACAATGGATTAACAAAGATGTAAAAGTATTATTACAAAAAATGATAATTGCTGGAAAGAAATGTATTGTTCCATATTTAGTAACTGAAGGTTGGGGTTTTGATGAATATGGTGAACTTATAAAAGAAGGTTCACAGGGAACAAGTAGTGATGGACAAGAAATTAAAGTAGAAGATTTGCCTTTTTAATATGAAATTACCTAAGGAACAAAAACAAAGAACAACTCAGCAAAATAGAGCTTTACATCTTTATTTTAAACTACTTGCACAAGAATTGAATGATGCTGGGTTAGATATGCGTAAAACTCTTAAACCTGAGATAGATATTCCTTGGACGCCAAGTACAATAAAAGAATATATTTGGCGTCCTGTGCAATTAGCACAATTAAGAAAACAAAGCACGACCGAATTAACAAGTGATGAAATAGATAAAGTTTGGGAAACACTTAATAGACATTTTGGAGAGAAATTTGGCTTATATGTTGAATTTCCTTCAATAGAAAAAATGTTAGATTATGAAGAAAATAAATTATGACAAAATTTGAAACAATTAAACAAAGAATAAAAGACCTTGCTAAACACTTAGACTCAAAAACTCCTGAAGAAGTTAATTCTCAATTATGGTCTTTGGCTCAAACAAGTAGAATGAGCCTTATGCCTAAAGAAGAAAGAGTTAAAATGGCAACAGTAGCGTCTCACGCTAGAAGAAATCTTGGAGTAGCATTTCCAAGTAATGTAGTAAAGAATAAATAGGTGGTTAGTAAAACTACCCAAATGAAATAAATATGAAATCTCAAGAACATTTTAACCATACAATAATATCACTTTTTGACAACCTTCAAGAACAAGTAGATACCCTTGCAGGAGAGATAGCAGAGATAAAGAAAGAAAAAGCCTTTGAAGACTACGATAAAAAGTTAGATCAGATTTTAGAAGAAGGTAGAATTGATAAATATTTTGAAGAAAGAATAGACCAGACTGAAAAGGACACAGAGATAATCCTAAACTGTCTAAGATATTGCCGACACAGATTACAAAAGCACCCAGAAAGTGGGATACACAAAGCCGATGTAAAACTAAAAGATATAAAGCGTTTAATTAAAGAATTAGAGTAATCAACTTACACCTCCACTTAGCGGAGAGTTGGGATAACAAATAAATATATGCAATTAACAAAAAGAGCACAAAAACTTCAAGAACAAAGAGAAAATGAAGAGGAATTAACATCTGACACGGAGGAATTAGCAAGTTGTATGGGTAGTGAGGATTTTTGCTATGCCTTATATGAAGGAGGATATTTAAAACCTGAAGACTGGGTAGATGGTGAAGACCTAGTTAAATTACAAGAAGCAGTTAAAGTAGTTGGAGAATTTAAAAGATTAGTTGAAAGTTTACACGAAGAATTTTAATTTACACGAAGAATTTTAATCTATTCTTTGCTCTCAACTTTCTGCTAAACTGGGGGTGTAAAAAACTGTGGGAAATGGAGTAATTACCAGTGTTAGTAATACAGGCTCATTACATGCCGTAGGTGCAAATCCTACTCCCTCAACTAATTAACCACCCACATATAAGAGGTGGAGAATATAAAATATATGATAGAAGAATTAGTAGAAGCATTAAAAAATGATAAAACACAAGGTAGTTATTATTATTCTTGGCAGGCAAATATTGCTGTTGCTATGCAAGACGCTTATGAAGAAGCAGAAGATAAAACTGATATACATAAAATATCAAATGATGGTGCTAAAAGATTTCTAGATTTACTTATAAGAGAACAAGTAATATCTGATAAAATAATTAACCTCACTTAAGAGGTGGAATAAAAGGAATATGATAAATGAAGTAATACAAGGAGATTGCCTTGAAGTAATGAAAGATATACCTGATAATAGTGTGGATAGTATCGTAACAGACCCACCCTACGAATTAGGCTTTATGGGTAAGTCTTGGGATAACACAGGTATAGCGAATAATGTAGAAATGTGGAAAGAATGTTTAAGAGTTCTAAAACCAGGTGCTTATCTTTTATCTTTTGGTGGAACTAGAACATATCACAGGATGGCAGTAGCTATTGAAGA